AGTTGGTGGTGGTGGTTCTAACGGAGCACTACACGGAAAAACTATGTTTAGTATGGATGAAGCACCAAACGATGAATTTTTTTTAGAGTATATCGCTAGACCACAAACTGCAGAAATATTTTTTGAAGATGTTTTGATGGCTTGTGTTTTTTATGGTATGCCAATATTAGTAGAGAATAACAAGCCTAGATTATTATATCATTTTAAAAATAGAGGTTATAGAGGTTTCTGTATGAACAGACCTGATAAACATTATACCAAACTTTCAAAAACAGAAAAAGAGTTAGGTGGGATTCCTAACTCTAGTGAAGCAGTTAAACAAGCACACGCTGCTGCAATCGAATCTTATATCGAAAATCATATTGGTATGAAAGACGATATGGAGATGGGAGATATGGTTTTTACAAGGACTTTAGAGGATTGGGCAAAGTTCGATATTAGCAACAGAACTAAGTATGATGCCTCTATTAGTTCAGGTTTAGCGATTATGGCTACACAAAAACACCTCTATTTACCTGAACAAAAACTTTCAAAAATAAAAGTTAACTTTGCAAGGTATAGTAACAAGGGCAAATATAGTGAAATAATTAGATGAAAAAAGTAAACATAAACATATCATCTGCAGGGTTTCCTAGTCAATTTGTATCGGATGCTGAAAAGGCTACTGACGAATTTGGGTTACAAATTGGTCAAGCAATTCAATATGAATGGTTCAAAAAAGATGGAAATAGTTGCAGGTACTATAGTCAATGGAGAGACTTTCATAGACTAAAATTATACGCAAGAGGAGAACAGGGTACAGGTAAATATAAAAACGAATTAGCTATTGACGGTGATTTGTCTTATCTAAATTTAGATTGGACACCTGTTCCTATTTTACCAAAGTTTGTTGACATTGTTGTCAATGGAATGCAAGACAGAGAGTTTCACGTTAAAGCTTATGCTCAGGATGCTATGTCTCAATCCAAGAGAAGTAAGTATCAACAAATGATAGAAGGTCAAATGGTTGCAAAACCAATGCTCGAAACTATACAACAAAAAACAGGAGCAAATCCATTTACTGTAGACCCTGAAGAATTACCCAACTCAGATGAGGAGTTGAAATTGTATATGCAGCTTAACTATAAACCTGCAATTGAAATTGCTAATGAACAAGCAATTAATACTATGTTTGAGTCAAACAAGTATAATGATATTAGAAAGCAGTTAGATTATGATATGACTGTTTTAGGAATAGCTTGTGCAAAACACGAGTTTTTACCGGGGGATGGAGTTAACATTAAGTATGTTGACCCTGCTAATATTGTATACAGTTATACAGAAGACCCACATTTTAAAGATTGTTTCTATTGGGGTGAAATTAAAACTGTTCCAATTATTGAATTAAAAAAAATAGATACTTCTTTAACTAATGAAGATTTAGAAGAAATTTCAAATTATTCTCAAAGTTGGTTTGATTATTTTAATGTGGCTCAATTTTATGAGAATGATATTTTCTACAAAGACACGGCAACATTAATGTATTTCAATTATAAGACTACCAAAAAAGTAACTTATAAAAGAAAGGTGAAAGAAAACGGAAACGTAAGTATGATTGAAAAGGATGACCAATTCAATCCACCTCTTGAAATGCAAGAAGAAGGAAACTTTGAAAAGGTACAGAAAACTATTGATGTATGGTATGAAGGTGTAATGGTTATGGGTACTAACATAATGCTTGAATGGAAGCTTATGGAAAATATGGTTAGACCACAATCAGCTACACAACACGCAATGCCAAACTATGTGGCAGTAGCACCTAGAATGTATAAAGGTGTTATTGAATCTTTAGTTAGAAGAATGATTCCTTTTGCTGATTTGATTCAGATTACACATTTAAAACTACAACAAGTAATATCAAGAGTTGTACCGGATGGTGTATTTATTGATGCCGATGGTTTAAATGAAGTTGATATTGGTACAGGTAATGCATATAATCCTGAAGATGCTTTAAGATTGTATTTTCAAACAGGTTCTGTTATTGGTAGAAGTTACACACAAGAGGGTGATTACAACCAAGGCAAGATGCCTATCAAAGAACTTACATCTAATTCAGGTGCAGCAAAAACACAGATGTTGATTAGTAATTATAATCATTACTTAAATCAAATCAGAACTGTAACAGGATTAAATGAAGCAAGAGATGGAAGTTCACCTGACCCTAATTCATTAGTTGGGTTGCAAAAACTTGCTGCTTTAAATTCTAATGTAGCTACTAGACACATACTAGATGGAAGTCTTTATATATACAGAACTTTAGCTGAAGCCTTAACTTATAGGGTCGCAGACATTTTGGAATATTCAGACTTTAAAGATGAGTTTATAAATCAAATAGGAAAGTACAACGTCTCTATACTTGGAGACATTTCAGATTTGTATATATATGATTTTGGTATTTTTATTGAGTTGTCTCCTGATGAGGAACAAAAACAACAACTAGAAGCTAACATACAAATGGCATTATCTAAGAATGATATTAACTTAGAAGATGCTATAGATATTCGTGAGATTAAAAATCTAAAACTTGCTAACCAACTTTTAAAATTAAAAAGAGTTTCTAAGCAAGATAGAGAGGAAAAGATGCAAATGCAACAACAAGCTATGCAGCAACAATCTCAATTGAAGTCTCAAGAAATGGCTGCACAAGTTGCTATGCAAAAATTGCAAATGGAAACTCAAGCTAAGATGCAATATAGACAAGCTGATATTGCGTTTGAAATTGAAAAACTAAAAGCCGAAGCTGATTTAAAATCTCGATTGATGCAGCAAGAGTTTGAACTTAATTTACAATTAAGGGCAATGGATGCACAACAACTATCTTCTAGAGAAGATAAAAGAGAGAAAGCAAAATCAGAAAGAATATCTCAACAGAACACAGAACAATCACAGTTAATAAACCAAAGAAAAAATAATCTACCTCCAAAGAACTTTGAATCTAATGAGGATAGTTTAGATGGTTTTGATTTAGCTGAGTTTAACCCAAGATAACTCGTCTAAATGTGTAATAATTTTTGTGTAACTTTGTATAAAATTAAATTCAATATAATATGGAAATAAAAGTAAGAGCAGTTGGTGCGACTGAAGAAAAGTCTGTACAACAAGTGGAACAAGAATTGCTTGACAAACACGAGCAAAAAGTCGAAGGCACAGAGCCGGAACAAAAAGAAACTCCTAAAGTACAAGTACAAGAGGAGACAACTATAAAAGAAGAACCAAAGGCTGAAGAACCAAAGGTTGAAAAAGAAGAAATTAAAACTCAATCCTCAGAGTTAAAAGAGGAAGACGTTCTTAAATTTATCGGTAATAGATACGGTAGAGAGATTAAATCTCTTGACGAATTACAACAACAGAGAGAGGAAGAACCTCTACCTGAAGATGTTTCAAAGTATCTACAATATAAAAAAGAAACAGGTCGTGGATTCGATGACTTTGCTAAAATGCAAAGAAACTATGATGAAATGGATGGCGACCAACTTTTAAGAGAATATCTAACTGCAACTGAAAAAGGTTTAGATGCAGAAGATATTGAAGACTTAATGGAAGACTTTGCTTACGATGAAGACATAGATGATGAAAAGCAAGTAAAGAAAATTAAGTTAAAAAAGAAAAAGACTATTGCTAAAGCAAAAGACTATTTCACTGAACAACAGGAGAAGTACAGAGTTCCTCTTGAGTCGAGAAGGGATTCATCTCCTAGAGAAGATGAGAAAGAGTACGAAGCTTATAGACAATATATAGCTGAAGCGAAGACAGTTCAAGAACAAAATGCTCGAAAGAGTGAAGTGTTCTTAAAGAAAACTGACGATGTGTTTAGTGAGTTCAAAGGTTTTGAGTTTACGATTGAAGACAACAAAGTTTATTTTTCACCCGGTGATGCAGCAGAGTTAAAGAAAACTCAATCAGACCCTACTAACTTTATAAAAAAGTTTTTAGATGAAGATGGTTTAATTAATGATGCAGCAGGATACCATAAGTCACTAGCGATGGCGATGCATCCTGAAAAGTTTGCGAAGTTTTTTTATGAGCAAGGGAAATCTGCAGCAGCAGATGAAACTATGAAGAAGTTGAAAAATGTAAATATGTCAACTAGAAATGCTCCTGAAGTTACTAAGTCAAACAGTGGGTTGCAAATTAAGTCTTTAAGTCCTGACTCAGGTCGAGGTTTAAAGATTAGGAGTAGAAATAAATAAATGTTTAAAATTTAAAAAGTAAATTATTATGAGTGTACAAGCCGTACCCGGTTTCGACTTACAACCAAGTGCACAGAGAGTGCCGTTGAAGTCAAACTACATAGCTAACTTTGACTTTCTTAATCAGTATCTTCCTGATACTTATGAGAAGGAATTTGAGAGATATGGAAATAGAACAATCTCCTCATTCTTAAGAATGGTAGGAGCAGAAATGCCTTCAAACTCTGACCTTATCAAATGGGCAGAACAAGGTAGATTACATACGAAATATGTTGACTGTACTACTGCAGCAGCTATCAATGACATCGAGTTTACATTAGCAGTAAACGATGCAGGTAACCCTGCTTTCACTGCTAGTAACTCTATCGCTATTAGAGTTGGACAAACTGTAATGGTATCTGATAATGCAGGTGGTGGTTCAGTAAAGTGTATCGTAACTGAAGTAGATTATG